TCCGGTGCCAGCGTTCACAAAGCCGGTCGCGTGTCGGGCATTCGGCAGCGTGCCCGAGGTGATATTCGAGGCGTTGGTCGTGTCGGTCGTTGCCGACGCGACGAACGGCAACCCGCCCGTTTTGGTACAAGTGAACGTCGGGGCGGCGAACGTACAATCGCCCGCGACGACGAACTGCGAAAACTTGCCCGCGTTCTGATAGACGATCCGGCCATCAACGCCACCCGTGATCGTCGTGGCGTCAACCGTGATGGTCGGGCCCGGCAACGTCGGGAGATCGGCGAGGACGAGCAGGCGCCACAATGGCAAACCGGCCGCGCCGCTTGGCGCCGCGCAAACCTGATTGGCTCCGGGTTGGCCGGTGCATTGCGCGCGGGCTTCGCCGCTGAGCGCCAGTAGCGCGGCGACAACGATCGCGGCGCGCAGGATCATGCTTCGAGGGACCATCCGGTGTTCACTCCGTCGTTCATGGGCCGCAAAACGATGCGCCCATAGTTGGTGCGCCCGACTATGTTGGCGAGGCCGTCGATCTTTTCCGCGCCCGCCGGCGTGATCGTCAGGTTGCCCGCGGTCCATTTCCCGCCCACGTCCTTGAACACAAGCGGCTTGCCGTTGCGGGTTGCCGACGCTGGCAACGAGCACGCCGCCGCGCCGGTGATGTTGGTGTTTATGATTTCGTCGGTTGCCGTGACGGTGATTGGTCCGGCGGTTACGCTGCGCTGCGTCCCCGGGCGGTTGCTTAGATCGTTGTAGTTGCCGGTCCGTCCAACCGTTGAGATGCCGAGGTTGTTGCACGATTGCAGCGGATCGGCGACGTCGCTCAGATTGTTCGTGCTGAGCATGTCGCCCGCGCCCGAACCCGCGGCGCCGGTGTCGCCCTTTTGGCCTTTCTCGCCCGCGAGGCCGACGGTCCAATTATTGAACGCGCCGGAACCGTTGACCAACGAAGCATTGATCGTAAGAACGCCGGTCGTCGTGCTGTAGGCCGTGACCTGACCCTCGACCCAGTTGGTCATGGCCGAATAGGCGGCGATCCGGGCGCGCAAGCCGGTCACGTAGGCCAACCCGGGCTGCGTCGTGATCGAGAACGTCCCGAGCCCAATGGTCCCCGACGACGTGGAGGTTCCGTTGTACCCGGCCCCGGCCGGGCCGATGGGGCCTATATCGCCCACGGGCCCCTGTGGGCCGCCTACGCCGGGCGCGCCTTGCGCTCCCTGCGGCCCGGGCGGTCCCTGCGCACCAGTGGCGCCCTGCGGGCCCTGCGGCCCTATCGGGCCGGTCGCCAATAGGACGCCCGCCGTGCCCCATGGGTTCGTGGCGGTATGGTCGTAAGGGCCCCACATATACGCCGGGCCGCCCGGGACCGCCGGGTCAAATTGCATATACCAATCGCCGTCCGTCGGGCTCGCCGGGTTGGCCCCGGTCGGAACCCCAACGCCCTGCCAAATGACGTTCCCGTTCGTCCCGGGGATGCCGTTGATCCCCGCGGTGCCTTGCTGACCCGGCTCCCCGGCAAGGCTCAGCAGCCAATCGGAATGTGGGAAACCGTCGCGCGATTGGCCTAGCAGTTGCGAATTGACCGTGAGCTGATCGTCAACGTAGGCGGTGACGACGCCTTCCATCCAATTGTCGATCGGGTTCGCCGACGACACCATGCGGCAGCGCGCGCCGGCCAAATAGGCGAGGTTTGTTTGCGTGGTGAAAGTTTTTGGACCGACGCTGATGTTTTGCTGCGTGATCGACGTTGCGTCATAGCTCGGGCCGGGCGGGCCTGGCGGGCCGATGAAGCCAGCGTTGCCGCTGCTAACAACCGTGACGGATTGGATTGTCATCGCGGGACTCCATTATGCGGCGTGCGCCATGCCTTCGACGCGCACGATGGTCGGCGCGTGCGCTGGAATTACATACGGCGGCAAGTCGGTCCGGGTAATCCCGAGGAACACGGTCGTCACCGCTTGGACGATGTTGCGGGTGTAGCCGTCCGCGCGCGCGAGCAAATCGAACACGTAGTCGCCGGGCGGGACCAGCATCATCGTTCGCGCCGGAACGAGCAGTTGCCACGTATTGGCGTACACACGGATCAGCCCGTTGTCCGTCGAGGCGTGCAGCACGACGGTCGACAACGGCGGCGCCGTCCGCATTTGCATATCGAACGAAATCCCCGTGACGTCGATCGGGTTGCCGTCCGGCGGGACGTCGTCCCAGTATTCGAGCCCGTCGAGCCAGTCGGCGTTGGTCGCCGCGGTGACGGTCAGAATTGCGACCGGGAGATATAGAATATTTGTGGGCATGGCGTTGCCGGGTCAGTGCGCTGCTGGTGTTGGGATCAACGAGTCGGGCGGCGCGGGCCAGCCGGTCGCGGGCACGACCCACACCACGATTTGTTCGAACGTCATGGCGTTGACCGCCGCCACCAGGCTGTTGCTGTAGGACACGACGCTGTTGATCCACGTCCACATGTCCTTGGCGTCTTGGACTTGTTGAGCGGTGTAGTTGGCAGGCTGCGAGATTATGTTGTTGGCGTTTCGTTGGGCCCAATCCGGCGCAAACTTGTAAATATACGCCGACGTCGACGGGTTGATCATCGTATCGCGGATCACCGATCGCAGACCGTAGCGAATGACGATCATCGGGTTGGCATGATCGGCCGGGTTCGGCCGGGTCGTCGTCGTATCGTCCAACGGCTTCTGATCGGCCGTGTAGCTCCCATCATCGTGCTGCAAAATGTTTTGATAGTAGCGAGGATCGGGAGGGGTTGCGAAGCTCGTTGCTGCGAAACTTATTGGCATGGCCGTCACCTCGGATAGTCGTTGCTTATGTCGGCGGTTGATATGTTGAATGGCTGCCAGTTGTTTCCAGAACCTGACTGATCCTTGCCGAGTGTGGTTTCCGTCGCGGCGCTGCTGTCGTCGAAATTGATATAGCTGCCGTTCACGCCACCGTTGGCGTTGAACGCCCCGGTGTATCGCTTCGGTTTGAGAATGCCGCCCACGTTGTTGTTGAACGTCGTCGGCGGCAGACTGAGGCCATCAATCAAATAGATTTCGCACATGCGCACGTTGGCGCCGTAGTATTCATTATAGGTGAACCCGGGCGCGCCGTAGTCGGCATCGGTCCCGATTTCATGCAGGCGCGCGGCGCAGACCGCGCCGCTGCCGACCGCCGGTCCTTGCGCGATCAGGTTGTTGTCGTAATAGCAACTGATCTTTGCTCCGTCCGCGCTGATTTGGAAATTGTGCCAGCCCGTATCCTGCGCAAAGTTGCTTGAGAATGCCGGGGACGGCGCGCCCGGCCACGCGACGTTCCAGTAGGAGTAGTTCCAGAACAACGTGAAGGCCGGGGCGTTGTTGTAGTAGCGTTGCCACAAATACATGCCGGTCGCGTCACCGCCCTGCGCGGCGTTGCCCGCCATGAACCAGCACTCGATGCCCTGCGCGATCGACCCGCCGAAATCGACCCCGGCGATCCCGAGGTCGTTGCGCTTGACGAACATATTATAGGTCCAAACCTGGCGATTGCCGTTGACGGCCGGAAGCCGCCGCAAGTGCGAGGATTGATCCGGTTGCCGGTACCAGAACCGCAACGACTTCCCGGTCAGTTGCGTCGTCGGTTCCGCGGGCACGGTTTGGCCGCAGCACCAATTGGCCAGTTGCCAATTGGTCCCATCGAAGATCAAAAGCCAAATCTGTCCGGTTAGACCGTCGCCCGCGCCGATCGGCGATCCGTCGGGATGCACGACGCTATGAGTCGGGAAGTTGTTGGGCGTGAAGTCGGTTGCGCCGGTGATGTTGTGCGCAAGCGTGATTTCGACCGTGCGTCCGTTCCGCAGATCAACCAGCGGCGGTGAGTAAAGCCCGACCAAATGGTTCGGCGTCCCAGTGTCCAAAACCCAAGGGATATCTATTTGATAGACGTTGGTGTCACCCCCGCCGCCGCCCGCCGCCGCGGCGCCGTTGACGAGCTGGAAGTACGTCCCGTCACAAATGAGTTCCGCGACCATGCCAGCCAGCAAATCGCCAGTTTGCAATTCGCTGCCGTCCCGTCGCTTGACCGAGGTCGGGTTCAGAGTACCAACAACAATTCGCGTGGGCCCGGTGTTGCTATGGGCGACCAGCACACGCAGGGTCAAACCCGCCGTGTAGGCCGTGATCGGCGGTCCGGGCATCACAACTTGAAGCTGGTTGAGCGGCCCGCCGTCGACGCAGAAATTGAGTTTGCCGTCGCGGACCGCGCGCGTCGTTTGGTGCAAATCGGCATCGGTCGGCACCTGAGTGCTGTCCGCGATCAAGTTGCATATTTCCCTTTGCGGGTTTTCAAACACCGCGGCGGGAGGGATGGAGCCTTGTAACCCCGTGGCCGGATTTCCGTTGATGTACGGGGCATCGGGGTTCGCGGTTATGCCGTACGGTGGAACATATTTCACGGGCGTGTCTCCTTACGGTGTCCCGGCCATGGGATCGCCGGTTTTCAGATTGGAATAATCGAACACGATTTCGGTGTGCGCAGGCTTCCAGCGCCGCAGCAGACATTCGAGATCGTAGGCGTAGCCAATGCGGAGGTGCGGATCGACGCCCGCCTGACCGGACGACGATCGGAACCACGTCAACGGCGCGTTGATGACGTGCACCGTCCAATAGAACCGCATTTCAGGAGGGCCGATGTACCACCTGAACTCGTCCATGTGGTCGATATGCTGGCCGGGCGTATCGTTCCAATAGATCATCCCGCGCGTGTCGCCCGCCTGCGAAACGCCGCACATGAAGGGGGCATACTCGGTGATCGTTATTGTGTAGCCGAGCCAATTTGCAGCCCAAATAAAAAACTCCCGGCTCTGCGCGCCGAGCAACGTCATTTTCAGGATTAACAGCGCATGACGCTGGTCGATCGTTTGCGCCTGCACGTAGCACGGATCCGGCAGGCCCCACGCCCGTTCCCAGTCGGTTAAGAGTTCGATTGTCTTGCGCGGGTCCGACTCGATTTCCAACAAGTCGGCGGCGCGGGCGTCGACGAAGCCGAAGATTTGCGCGAGCCCGCGCACGACTTTCATCAATACCGAGTCCGGTTCCCGCGGCCATGCTATGCCTTGCGGCAACAGCGCCGCCAATTGCACCGCGTAGTCGTCGCCGCTACGGCGCACATGGCGATCAACTGGCATAGATGACCGATCCTAAGATCGCCAAATGGCCGGGACTCGGCATCGGCTGCGTGATGAAAACCAACTCGAAATGATCGACGCCGGTCGCGTCGGCGATTGCCGCCGCAACCCACGAGTCGTAAATCGTGCCGCCGGGGACCGCCTTCTCGAACAGCATGTCGCGCAACGATTGTTCGATAGCCTGGCGCGTGGTCGCATTGTCGACGACCAATTGATTGATGTGCAAATTGATCGGGAACGGGATCGGCGCCAGCACAAACACGTCCTTGACCGCGACCGGACGTTTGGTGTCGAGGTAGGCTTCGACCACCGCGACGTCCTCGGCATACGGGAAGCCCGCATTGTCCGAGCGCAGATCGTCCATCATGAACCGCACCACCACGGTCCCGATGCCCTGCTCGAGAGGCGACGCCCACGCCCTCGTAACGCCCGGAACCGCCAACACCCACGCTTCGTAGTCGGTGGCGTCACCGCCCATCGGAGGCTGTTGGATGCGTTTGAGCACGCGCATTCGTAGCTGGTCGTCGGTTTCGTCGTCGGCCCCGCCCGCGATCGCAATCACGGCGGCGTCGGGGACAACCCCGTTCAGCGCCGGGACGAACGATATGAGCGTGCCGTTGTCCATGTTGCCGCGACTTCCGGCATCGA